CTTGTCTGTGCTGACTTGGCGGCACGATATCTGTAATAGCGGTAATACTTTCAACTTCGTCCATTTCAAAGAAAAATCGCTCACCACCATTCACAGAAAGCAAACTTAAAACCCCACCATTGATGCCGACAAATTCTTTAATTGTGCATCTTCCATCCTTCAAGCACACCTGAACAAACTCATTCGGCACAAGATCTGCATCAGGGTCGCATACAACATACCAGCCATTACGAATTGCTGGAAACATTGAGTCGCCAGTGCCTTTAATGCCATAGGCTCGTGGACCTGCTGTATGAGTTGGAACATAGCCATCCCCAGCATTTCCATCGTATCCCATATCTGTGAAATACCCATCCATTCCCATTTTTGAATAGGCTTTAACTGGAACATATCTTTTTTGTATAGGGAAAGGCTTAGCTGGCGCTTGAACAAACTTAACGGCATCTTCACTATCTGGAATATTGTACTTCTGCTTAAATGCTTCAATATCAATAACATTTAATTGAGCTAAATTGTTACTCGATTCTTGTTCATCCGATCCACCATAAAGCAACCAATCGTCACTCACACCTAAAAATTTCGCAATGACTTTCAAATTTTCTGCTGTAGGTACGCTAGTTCCATCTAGCCATTTCTTTGCTGCAACAGGAGATTTTTTAGTTGCTCTTGCTAAATCAGCGGCTCTTAATTTTTTTTCTTCAAGTTTTTGCCTAATTCGAGTGTGTAAAGACATAACAAATATTCCAAAAACATTAACTAATGTTAATACGATCTATTGAAACTATGGTTAACAAGTGGTAAATTTGGTTTATTAACTATAGTTAACTTGGTGTAACCATGAAAATTAGTGACCTCATGACATACCACGGCTGCAAAAATCGGAAAGAGTTGTCTGAAAAAACTGGATATTCAACCGTGACCCTCTGGAAGTGGGAAAACAACGGTATACCAGCCAGAACTCAAGCAGTCCTGCAAGTCAAAACCAAAGGCAAACTTAAAGCCGATTTACAAGCATTAACCGCTTAGGAACTAAACCATGAGCAAAGTATTAAATGAATTGCCTGCAAGCGCTAGCAATAACGAATCGCTCATATTGCAAGCACTTAACGCTAGCAATCAAAGACAAGTAGCAGAGATGATAAATGTCGATGCAAGCATCCTTTCACGGATGAAAACAGAAAAGAAATCAAATGGATGGACTGAGATTGAGTTTATTAGCTTTTTGTTGACAGCCATTGGTTTGAAGGTTGTGCAAGAAAGTGATGTGTATTGCTCACCTGAAATTGCAGAAGCAACGCGAGTTTATTTAGCACATGCATTCACTTCACCTGAATACATGCGGATTTTATTCAAATAAAAAACCACTACCTGCTGTAACAGGAGTGGTTTCGCATTCACAAATTTAGGAACCCATGAATATGCAAAACAATTTATCAAATCAAACAACCGAACGCAACCAGCCAGAATTTTTAGTGGGTGACGTTGTAGTGCTTACTAAAGAGTGCCGTACTTTCAAATCAAATGATTTGTTTGAAGTTAAAAACAAAACTTTGACTAGGTTGTGGACTATCAAATCGGAGAATCATTTGATTCTGGTTTCATCAAAAGAAATCCGTACAGCAACAGTAGCAGAGCTCAACGCCAAACGCCGGCTAACAAGCGCAGAGCAAGCATTAGCGGAGGTGTCATGAATAGTTAATTTAAGTATAAACCTGAGTACAAACAGATTCAGGAAATTCAGTCCTTCTTTGATCCAGCGTTAGTGATTCTCAATGAGCTACATGATCGTAACCGTAAAAATCTAAGAGCCAAAGGTTATGACGAAAATAATGCTGCAATAACGCGTGAAGAATTTTCACAAACTATGGCACAGCGTTTTCGCACTAATCAGTGGTTAGCAGGGCAGATCGTTAATAGTTTGGCTAATGCTGACTTGGTTCAAAAATTTGGTGGGTATGTAAAGCCTAAGGTCGGTGTACATGAGTAATTTTGTGCCTAATTCCTTTCAAGTGCCTAATGCATTTGTTGACGAGGTTTTAAATAAAATCTCTGATGCTGCATGCAAAATTTATTTAGTTATTTGCCGTAAAACTCGTGGCTGGAATAAGGAGATGGATTCCATCTCTTTAACTCAATTTGAAGAGATTACAGGGAAGAGTAGACCGACAGTTGTTAAATGCCTTAATGAATTAATTAAAGTTGGTTTAGTCGTGGAACAACCAAGCACAATTCATGGAAATACATTCAAATTAGGTAACGATACTAGCGTTGGTTTAGTGCTTAAATTCCCTAGTAAAAATTTTTTACTACCTGAAATTTATGGCCAAACTAGTAAAAATTCTTTACCACTTCTAGTTAAAAATTTTAACTACACTAGTAAAAATTTTTTACCGCTACTAGTAAAAATTTTTAACACACAAAGTATCACTATCAAAAACAACTCTCAAAGTAATAAAAAAATAAATAAAAAAAGAGGGTCTGTTTCTGAAAAACCTAAAACAGAAAAACCAAATGAATTTAATCCACGTTCAGTTGAACTACCTGCATGTGTAGATTCAGAACTGTGGAACAATTTTGTTGATATGCGTATCAGCATCAAAAAACCACTTTCTGAAAACGCAGTAAAGCTAATCCTTAAAAAACTTATCTCGTTTGGACCTTTGGCTAACCAATCACTGGAAAACTCAATTATCGGAAATTATCAGGGTGTATTTGAGCCTCGCCAAAATCAAATTCAGGAAAACCCACAATCTCATAACGTTCCTGAAGAACCGGGTTATTTCACTCAAATGTACGCTGAGAGCAACCGTTCAAACGTGATTGACGTTACGCCAGTGTCACAAGATTTTGGAGGCTATTAATCATGAATGAATTAGCACCATTTGAAAGTTTTTTGAAAGAACTAATTGCGGCTTACAGAACTAAATACGCTGTTCAGTTCAATAAGAATTTTCCAGTAGAGGGGAAAAATGCCGTTCCAATGCAAATCGTTGAACAGCAGCTTGCTAAAGCATTGGTTGGGGTTACACCTAACCAACTTCAAAGAGGCTTAGCGCTATTTTACGCAAGTACAAATACATACATGCCTAACTTCGCTGAATTCCGTGCTATGTGCATGGGTGATGATTGGTGGAGCGCTGAGAAGGCTTGGGTTAAGGCTTGTGAATACACTCAGATCTCTCAACACAAAAAAGTGACATTGCCAGACGGAAGAGAGCAGAACCAAGAAATTACAACCTTGACCAAATTTGTTTTAGACCAAGTTTATTTACTAATCCAAGACGGTGAAATGTACAAAGCCAAAATGGAATTTATCAAGATCTATGATGAATACAAGGCTGAAGCACAACTGAAGGGTAAAACCCAAGCTTGGTACCAAGAACCAATTTTATTAGCTCAGAAAAATGAGCAGAAAGTGCATATACCAGTTTCCAATGAGGAAGCGCAAAAGCATCTCAAATCTTTGATGGAACGGTTAAAGATTAATGGCCGTAAACCAGCACCAGTACAAAAACTTCAGGCAAAAGAAAAAGAGCCTGAACTTGCAAAAGAATTAGGTCCAGATCCTTTTGATAATCCATATGAATATGCAGAGATGTGCCGTCGGGAGGGTATGCCAATACCTAGAAATATTCTTCAGCTAATTGAAGGGGCGAATGTATGAAAGCATCCAAATTAATTAGAGATAAAGGGCTGCAATACGCGAAAGAAATCGTTGATTCAGCACCTTCTAACGCAACTGAGTGGAATGAAGGTTTCGAGTTCCAATGTGGTCAAAGTGTAGAGATTAGCAAGGCTGACCGAGAAAAATATTTTGTAGACCTTTCTGAACTTAAGCGTCTAGTGGAGTCGGTTGATTTGGTCGAATCATGGGGCGGCATTGATGATGTAAAGCTATATGACTTGTCTCATTGCAAAAACAGGCCTGAATCGGCTGGATACAAGTTGCTTCAAGCAATTGCTGATTACGAATCAATATACGGAGGCGGTTATGTTTGAACAAATATTAAAACGCCGCCCTAAAGGTGCGACACATTGGCAGGCTGGATATTACTACAACAGTGATGAATGTGGGATTTGGTCTATTTGGGAAAACGGGAAGTGGCATGGAGATTTTAAATTTCCAGATGGTGTTATGACTAAGTTGCCAGAGGAAAAGGAGCCAGTCATGAGTGAGTTTGAGGGTAAATCTGGAAAGTGGGCTTGGGAGATTCAAAAAGAACAACAAGCGAATTTAGTTGAGCTAAGAAGTTCAATTGAAAACCTAGTTCAAAAGTATAAACACGATGCTCATGCTTCAAGCCTTTTTGGCGATCAAGATAAAGCACGAGTTTATAACTGCTTTGCTAATCAGTTGAAAAATTTGCTGAAAGGTGGTGCTTGATGTCATCAGTCAGCATTGCTGAATACCGCAAGTTATTTCCGATAAAGAAAAATAAAAAGCGGCGTTCAGCAAAGCAAGTTGCCAGACAACCAAGTGTGGGTGAAATGGTTCTGGCAACGCATTTAAGAGCATGCAAGATCGGTTTTGAACAGGAATATAAGTTCCATCCAAAACGCAAATGGAGAGCTGATTTTCTGATTATTGGTACAAAAATTTTGATTGAGGTTGAAGGCGGGATCTGGAGTGGAGGCCGTCATACAAGGGGCAAAGGCTATATAGGGGATATGGAGAAATACAACTCCGCAGCAATGATGGGTTTTACAGTTTTACGGTTCAGCACAGAGCAAGTGAAAGCAGGCGTGGCGATTAAACAAATTGAGCAATTGGTGGGATGAAAATGAATATGCCAGTACAACAACACATTTTACAAGCGGTCGATTGGTCTAGATTTAGTTTTGAAGAGTGGTGTCGCCAGCTTGGAGCTTGGCTAAACGGCGATACCGAAACAATGGTCAAAATTGTTAAGACGATGCCAACAAAACGCATCACTCAAAAACAAAGAGAAAAATTAATAGCTATGTATATGAGCGATGAAAATCTAAAAGATCGTTTATGCATTCGCCGTAAGGGTACTTGCTGTGAGTTAAATGACAATGAGGCACGTGCAATCCATAGATTGATTATTGATATTAAATTAATTGAAGACCATATTTTACAAGAATGGATCTCAGCAATTTGGTCACATCATGTTATGGGCAATTCATTACGTGATATTGCTCAAAGTAATGACACTTCAGTTAATCAAATCAGACAGGATTTAAAATGTGGTATGGCTTATATCAAAAGTCGAAATCCGCATTTCAGATTTGAAACTTTTGAAAAAACCGCTTGAGTGTGCGCACGGGGTATGGCATATTTGTGATACAGTGTTGGAAGTGTAAGTAAATCACTGGTATTAAAGCTCATCAAATGATGGGCTTTTATTTTATCAGAATGAATAAACTATCTTTAAATGAAAATATCGAAAAATTTATTGCAACGATATTTAAATCGTTGATAATAAAATTTTCTTTGCTAAAAAAACTGCATGAGAATCATATTTTCTTTAATTACGTTTGTCTTATTTTCATTTATTTCCTTTATCCTTTTAAGGAATAAATATATTGAGCCAAACCACTTCGTCATTTTGATAATATTTTCTGCAATTGTATCCGCAATAATTGCATATTTTGATGAGGTTCAAGAGCTATCTATTGGAGGCAATATCGTTAAACTAAAAGAAGCAAAAAAGGAGTTACAAGTAACAATAGATCAATTAAAGTCAATTAAAGTTTCAACATATCGGATGTTACTTTTGAAAAGTTTACATTTTTCAGGTGTTTTTGGAAGCAGCCATTTAGTGGATAGTAGAGCAGAATATTTTTTTTCACTCATCAATGAAATTAAACAATCGGATTGTTTCAATGATCTTAAGTCTGAAATAAAAGTTCAATTAACAAGGTTGTTAATTGATCAATTAAATAAATTTTATCCTTTATTTTATGGCAAACAATTCAATGATAGCGATGAATTCCCTAAATCTACGGTTTTTTATATCGAGTTGAAAGATGAGATTATTGATAAAGTTCATCAAAAACGGACACCTGTTATACCATTTGATCAAAAAAAGCAGGAAATTGTTACAGCTATAGATAACTATGCAGCTTTGTATATTTTATTTAAAGAAGTTGAACAGTAGGGTGATATTGATTTTTTATTGCTTAATAAGATGAATTTAAACGATATTATTTTAATTAATAATCTCCAATGAAAGGATTTTTAAACTTTTACCTTTACGATTCTATAGAAAAGTTGCCGAGCATAGTATGGCACAAGAAGCTCTGCTAAATATCGATTATTGGCGGGGCTTTTTCTTTTTGGAGTATGTATGACTGAATTTCAAAAAATTACGAATGAGATTAGACAGCTTCAAATAGAGCTAAACCATTTGGGAAGTTGCAATACAAAAGGTTTAAATACAGAACAGATCGCTCACCTAGATGAGCGATTTTTTTTGGCCATAGCAAAGCAACATAAATTAATTGCTCGTCTCAACAGTAAGCCAGAGGGCTTTTTATAAGAGGCTAGAGGTATGGATGATAAAGAGTACTTTTGGCTTACACAAAAAAAAGAGCTCAAAACGAAACCCAAATCCAGACCACTGCCTAAAGCTAAAGAAAAATATCTCGAGGCCGAAGAAACCTTATTTCAAGAACTAGAAGAGCATCGAATTGGTTATAGAAGAAAATTTCAATTTGAATCAACAAAAAATTGGCGGTTCGATTTTTATATTGTGAAGTTGAATCTTCTTATAGAAATTGCTGGCAGTCCGTGGGCAGTTGGCCGAGGTGGCACAAAGATAGCAAATTCATTTAATAAGTATGATCTAGCACTAGACCGAGGTTATGTATTTGAGCGTCTTGAGCCTCACCAAATTGAATCAGGTTATGCAATCAACTGGATTAAAAGAGAATTAGAGAGAATTGAAGATGGATCAGATCAGACCATTTCCTCCAACTGATTTTATGGATCAGGCAGAAGAAGAGGAAGCAATTCGTTTAATACCCGCTCCAGACCTAAAGAAATGGGTTGTGGCCAACTACTTAACGATAGGTGGACCTCTTTATAACCCTGACCATGACCATATTGCTGAGCTGCTTCACGATAATGAAGAATTTTTAGCATTTGCTTGGGCCTCTTCTGCATATAAAAGTAAGCAAGCTATGGTGTTAGGTCAGTGCGAAAAAGTCATGTTCAATGTTGGTGGATGGCGTAAGGCCAGACAAGAGCAACAGATGCGTGATTGGTTTGGTTTTGTACCTACTTATTTAATAACTGTCGACGCTTCTTTCTGTGAGCGTGCAAACGATACAGAGTTCTGTTACTTACTTGAACATGAGCTTTACCACATTGGAGTGATGAGAGACGAGGACGGAGAAATTGTTTATAGCGATAGTTCTGGTCTTCCTAAGCACTATCTTGCTGGTCATGACGTTGAAGAGTTTATTGGCGTAGTTAAACGTTATGGACCAAGCAAAAATGTTAAGCGACTTATTGAAGTCGCAAAAAATCCGCCGTTTGTTTCGAATCTTGATATTTCAAAATGCTGCGGCAACTGTGTAATCAATTGAGCCTAATGGCTCTTTTTTTTGCCCATTTTGTTATACGTAGTTATACGATGAGGAAGTTATGGCGACACTAAAAGAGCCTGTGAAAATCTTTATAGTTCAGTCTCTTGCTTGTCGTGATACACCTCAAGAAGTGGCTGAACTCGTAAAACAAGAGTTTGGCGTTGATATAGATCGTGTTCAAGTTGCAACTTATGACCCTACAAAGGTTGCTGGTAAGAACTTAAGCAAAAAGTATGTCGAACTATTTGAAAAAACCAGAGATGAGTTTGATAAAGGCTTAATTGATATTCCAATTGCTAATAAGTACTACCGATTGAAGCAATACCAAAGACAACTTGAGAAGACTAGAAACGTCAAAACAGCCTTAAAAATTCTTGAGCAAGCCGCTAAAGACATTGGTGGTCAATTTACTAATCGCCAAGAAATTACAGGCAAAGACGGCGGACCAGTCCAAACAGTTAATTCAGAAATTCCAGTTCCAATGGAAGATTACTTAAAAGCGCGGAGGGAAGTCTTAGATGAGTACTGATGCGGCTCGGGATAAAGCCATCCGGATCGAGGCGCAAGAAGATTTATATTTCTTCACAAGGTACATGTTTAAGGAGCGCCGTGGTTATAAATGGATGCAAAATTGGCACCACTTAGAAATCTGCGAAGCTTTAATGAAAGTTTATCGCGGAGAGATAAAGCGGTTAATTATTAACGTTCCACCACGATATTCTAAAACTGAAATTGCTGTAATTAATTTCATGGCTTGGTGTTTTGGTAAGAATCCAGACTGTGAGTTTATTCATATCAGTTACTCGGCAATGCTTGCCGCAAATAATGCCTTCCAAATACGAACTCTTGTACAAGAAGAGGCGTATAGAAAAGTCTTTCCTGAGCTTACATTGCGTGATGATAGTAAGGCTAAAGACTTCTGGAGAACTTCTCAAGGCGGTGTCTGCTATGCGACAGGTACAGGCGGTACGATTACTGGTTTTGGTGCAGGAAAACTTCGTAAAGGCTTTGGTGGCTGCATTATTATTGATGACCCACATAAAGCACATGAAGCTTCATCAAAAACTATTCGAGAAGGGGTAATTGATTGGTTTCAGAACACACTCGAATCGCGTACTAACTCGCCAGATACGCCGATCATTGTGATTATGCAGCGACTTCATGAAGATGATTTAGCTGGATGGTTGCTAGGTGATAGAAAAGACGGCGTTCCTGTAGCTGGTGGTAACGGTGAAGTGTGGGAGCATCTATGTCTTTCAGCTATTCAGGAAGACGGATCCGCACTGTGGCCAGCAAAACACAATATCCAAAAATTGAGGCTAATGGAGCAAGCAGCACCATATGTATTTGCCGGGCAGTACCGACAAATGCCATCACCGCCAGCAGGCGGTTTTTTTAAGCCCGACAATATTCAAATTGTTGATGCTTTGCCTGCGGATGTAGTGAAACAAGTTAGGGCTTGGGATTTTGGGGCTACCGAAAATGAGGGCGACTTTACAGTAGGTGTGCGAGAAGCTCTAGGCGCAGATGGTTTTACTTACATTGTCGATGTAACTAGAGGACAGCTTGGACCTGACAATGTGAATAAGCGCTTAGAACAAACAGCAAAAATAGATGGGAAAAAAGTTTCTGTGCGTCTACCACAAGATCCCGGTCAAGCTGGTAAATCACAAGCTAGTTCATTTGTGAAGCTTCTTGCGGGTTATAGCGTGATAGCTAAGCCAATTTCAGGTGACAAGCTTACACGTGCACAACCATTTGCGGCCCAAGTTAACGTAGGAAATGTACGAATGCTCAAAGGTGAATGGAATAAGGATTTTATTGATGAGCTTCGTCATTTTCCTAATGGCACACATGACGACCAAGTGGATGCAGCTTCAGATGCGTTTAATGAATTACATGAAGGTTTTGAAGCCTTCTTTGCTGATATGGGATTTGCTCGATGAGTGATGTAACTTTTCAACATGCTGAATATGTTAAGAACTTGCCATACTGGCAAAAACTTGATGATGTTTGTGAAGGTGAAGATGCAGTTAAGGCTAAAGGTGAAAAATATTTGCCGATGCCAAATGCACATGATAAATCACCTGCAAATAAAAGCGCTTATGAGGCTTATCTTACCCGTGCAGTCTTTTATGAAGTAACAGGGACTACATTAAATAGTTTAGTTGGTGCAGCTTTTGCAACCGATCCAAGTTTTAAATTTCCTCCGGAACTTGCTCATTTAGAACGTAATGCAAATGGTGCTGGTTTAAGTACTTATCAATTGGCTCAAAATGGAATTCGCCATTTATTGAAGCATTATCGTTGTGCTTTATATGTAGATTATCCTGATGTGCCGCCAGCTCGTAATCTAGCGGAATTTAAAGCACAAAAAGCCTATCCGATGATTCATTTACTAAATGCCCTTGATGTAGTGAATTGGGATTCAGTAATGATCGATAACCAGAAAAAGCTTTGCTTAGTGGTTATACGTGAATTTAAGTCTGAGCGCGGTGCTGATGGATTTAGTAAAACCGAACAAGAGCAATATCGTGTACTTCGTTTAGAGCAAGAGGGAAATGGGGAATATATTTATTCCGTTCAGGTGTACACAAAGGGTGAAAAGGGTAACTGGGTTGGCGGAGAGAAGAAGTTTCCAACAGATTACAACGGGAATTTCTGGACCTATATACCTTTTACATTTGTAGGTGCAATTGATAATTCAGAAGAGATTAAAAAGCCACCATTACTTCCTTTGGCTAATCTCAATTTAGCCCATTACAGAGACAGTGCGGACTTTCAAGAGTCCGTTTTTTATATGGGGCAACCTCAATATTATGCGAAGGGTGTTAATTGGGAGTGGTATGACCAAGCCAAGAAACGTGGCATCTACATTGGAGCGAAAGTACTTTTGCCTTTACCTGAAAATGGTGGTTTAGGAATTGTACAAGCCGACCCTAATACTCTTGCCCGGGAAGCGATGAAAGATAAGTGGGAAAAAATGAAGGAGATGGGGGCGCGTTTAATTGAGAAGGGCTCGGGAAGTAAAAAGACCGCTACCGAAGCGAATAGTGATGACGCCGTTCAGCATTCAGTTCTTTCGCTCTGTGTCGTTAATATGAATGAAGCCTTGTCAGCAGCATTACGATGGGCTGCTAAGTTTGTAACGCCTAATGTGGATGTTCTAACTAAAGATGATTTGATGTTCGAAATCAGTCAAGAATTTAACAAACAGGGTTATTTAGCTGAGTTAGCTCGACAGTTATTTGAAGCAGCTCTACAAGGCCGATCTTCATTTAAATCATGGTGGGAATACAACCAAACAGGTATGTTCCCTAAACAAAAATATGAAGAAGAGCTTCAGAATGTTGAAGCAGAGCAAGATGGGACTTTAAATCAAAAGGTAGAGTGAGATGGCAACAGATATCAAAAAACTATTTGAAGTACTCACTCAGCACCAGGCCTATCTTTATCGTGCTTCATCAAAAACGGTAAATGAGTTATTGGCTTTATTCAATGATGATACGAGCAAGATGCTATCTAAGCTTCGGGATTTATTGGATGAGCTTAATGAGTCGGAGAAAGTTGCTTTAGCTGGTGGTAAATATACAACTTCAAATTTAAGGGAAATTAGGGATTTGATTGCCCAATGGTTTGCCAGTGTTAATTTAGCATTACCTGAAGCTTTTGCCGTTTCTGCTACGGCGCTGGCTGTTTATGAGGCCAATTACGTAGCTAAGCTCTATGGAGCAAAAATTAATAAGCCTGATGGGGAAAAACTATTCTTATCCGCTAAAAAAGTTCCGTTGGCAGGTGGCGCTCTTGTCGATGATCTGCTTTCAAGAATTGCTGAAAGTGCCCGTCAAAAGGTTGAGTATGCAATTCGAGATGGTATTAATTCAGGCAAAACTAACCAAGAAATTGTTCAGCGTATTCGTGGTACCAAACGGCTTAACTATGAAGATGGGATCTTAAATGGTACCAAAACTGATATTGAGCGAACGGTAAGAACTGTGCGAAGTCATGTAGCTAATCAAGCCTATCTAAATAGCTTCAACCAAATTGGCTTTGAATATGTCCGATTTGTTAGCGTTTTAGATGGACGAACTTCTAAGCTTTGCGCTTCATTAGATGGTTCAGTGTGGGAAATAAATGATCCGGCAAAGCGAGTGCCGCCGTTACATCCTAACTGTCGCAGTATCTTGGTTCCGGTCGAGAAGGACGGTCAACTTGTTGGCGAACGGCCATTTGTAATGGACGAACGTAGAGTTAAAGACATCCCCAAAGAAGAGCGAAGCCAGTTAATAGGACAGTTAGATGCAAACACCACATTCAAAGAGTTCTTTAAGAAAACAGATGATTTCTTTCAAAGGGAGTGGCTAGGGCCAAAGCGCTTTAAGCTCTATAAAGATGGGAAATTTGATTTTGATAAGTTCTTTGATCCTGAAGGCCGTTTCTATAGCTTAGATGATTTGAGAAAGTTGGATGAAAAAGCTTTTAAAAAGTTGGGTCTGTAATTTTTCTTATGTTATATTTTTTAAAACATCAGAATTTATACAATATGAAAACAATAGCTTTTGTATGTCTAACCCTAATTTCCATCACTTGTTTAGCTGAACCAAGTCAAAAATATCTTAAAGAATATGATCGATTGTCTGAAGCTTTGGAGTCAGCAATGGCAAATGCATATTCTTTTGATCCTGCAACTGGTCAAGTAAAACAGGCTACTCAAGGTTTAGAAGCTAAAAATAATTTATGTAGAGCTGCCCAGGCGAAACTAAACCTCACCACGTTTTTAAAAGACAATTTAGAGGAATCTAAAGAGCTTTATAAATCTATTGATGGTGCAGAGACTCTAGATAAAAATTATCTTAGTGGACAACAGCAGGAACAACAAAATCTCGTTTCAAATTTGAAAAAAGACCTTGTTGGAACTGGATTTAACTGTGAGTAATTATTGCCGATTACAGGTAATTCTAAACTCACTTAAGACACAATTTTCACCTATATAAGCGCCCAAATGGCGCTTTTGTCATTTATGGAGTTTGGCTTATGAGTGAATCAAAAGTTAGACATTTGGTACTTAAAAGAGTTTCAGATAAATCTTCTCATCTTGCTCTTTGTGACGAGGAAACAGGTATTCCATTAGCTGGATTAACCGCTGTAAAAATGAATTGTAGTGTTTTTGAGGGTCCAGCGACTATCACGGCAACATTTGATGTAGGTGGTCCTCAAGGCATCCGCTTAGTTGGTGATGAACCTAGACAAAAGGTTTGGAGTGCAAAGGAAACGTAGCGAAAGGCACTACAAATGCCTGAAAAGCAAATCAATATGTCAGATGCTCAATATATTCTGAGCACAAAATGAATTCTGGTGCCATTTCTTCAAATTAAGGTTTCAAGCCATGGCAATTTATGGTTTTACTTTTGAAAGATTAAAAGCAATTGCACTCATCAAATAGAACTTAATTTTTAACCATAGCACCTTCGGGTGCTTTTTTTGCGAGAAGAAAATGCCAAGCCCTATTATCCAATATTTCCAATATGAACATTTACCTGAACATTTGCAGCAAGTTAGTAAGCCAATTGGTGATTTAGCTCGGCAAATGGATGAGCAACTTCCTGACGGGCCTGAAAAATCCACAGGATTAAGAAAGCTACTTGAAGCAAAAGATGCATTTGTACGCCAAGCTTTAAGTAAATAATCATTTATAGAAATGAAGCGTCCTAAAGGGCGCTTTTTTATTGCCTGCCGAAAGCGGATGCTAACGGCGAATCCGGGCGGATGCCCATTTTGTATATATAGGTTGGATGACCAATGAAACTTAAAACAGTAACAATCGACGGTAAAGTTTATGCGGAAGTAGACGGTGATAAGCCGATCTATATTCATGATGACGGCAAAGAAATGCCACATGATGCACCACACTCGGTAGCAACAATTGCACGCTTAAACAATGAAGCTAAAACACATCGTGAAGCCAAAGAAGCAGCCGAAAAAGCATTAAAAGCTTTTGAAGGAATTGAAGACCCAGCGGCAGCTAAAAAGGCATTACAAACAATCCAAAATCTCGATGATAAAAAGCTGGTGGATGCCGGTGAAGTTGAGAAAGTTAAAGCTGAAGCTATCAAAGCAGTTGAGGAAAAATATGCCCCGATTGTTGCGCAACGTGATGCTCTAGAAGCCTCTTTACATAAAGAACTTATCGGCGGTGGTTTTGCTCGTTCTAAGTACATTCAAGACAACATTGCAGTACCTGTGGACATGGTTCAGGCAACCTTTGGTCATCACTTCAAAATCGAAGAAGGCAAGGTGGTTGCATATGATCCGAACGGCGAAAAGATTTATTCACGTGTCCGCCCGGGTGAACTTGCAAATGTTGATGAAGCTTTAGAGTCATTGGTTGGTGGATACCAGCATAAAGACTTAATTCTTAAAGGTGGTAAAGGAACTGGTGGCGGTTTTCAAGGTGGGGGCAAAGGTGGAGCACCTACTGGAATGAAACGCAGTGAAATGTCTGTTTCTCAGAAAGCAGATTACATCAAAGAACATGGCAATGATGCCTTCCTAAAACTACCGAACTAATCATTAAATATTTGGAGATAAGTAGTTATGACTACGACAGTTAATTCAGACATGATCATCTATAATCAATTGGCTCAAACTGCTTATTTAGAGCGTTTGCAAGATAATTTGAATGTATTTAACCAAGCCTCTAATGGTGCAATTGTTTATCGCAATGAGATCATTGAAGGTGATTTCAATAAAGAAGCATTCTACAAAGTGGGCGGTAGCATCAAACATCGTGATGTGAATTCAACCGCCAAAGTAGTTCCAGAGAAAATTGGTTCTGGTGAGTCTGTAGGCGTAAAAGTCCCATATAAATATGGTCCTTATGCATCAACTGAAGAGGCATTTAAGCGCCGTGCTCGTACACCAGAAGAATTTGCTATGGTTGTTGGTTACGATCTTGCAGATGCATTGGTTGCAGGCCGATTAGAGTACAGTTTAGCTTCTTTAAAAGCTGCTATTTCTAGCAATCCAGACATGGTTGCAAAAGGTAGTATCGTTGTTGATGGCCGCAAAGCATTGACTCGTGGTATGCGAAAGTTTGGTGATAAGTTTGGCCGCATTGGCTTATGGGTGATGAACTCAGATACATATTTCGATATTGTCGATGATGCAATCACTAAGCAAATTTATGGTGAATCTGAAATCGTTATCTACGGTGGTTTACCGGGAACCTTAGGAAAGCCGGTCTTGGTGACGGACGCTGTAGGTGATAACGATGCTTTTGGTTTGCAGTATGGCGCTGTCACTGTAACTGAATCACAAGTACCGGGCTTCCGAGCTTATGACATCAATGATGAAGAAAACTTAGCAATCGGTATGCGTGCTGAAGGTGCATTTAACTTAGATATTCTTGGTTATAGTTGGGATACATCGAAAGGTGAAAATCCTGACCTTACATTACTTGGTTCAAGCGCTAACTGGATCAAATATGCAACCAGCAACAAAATGACAGCAGGTACCTTACTTGATTTATCGGGTACAGCGACAACTGGTTAAAACCTAAAAATTAAAACCTAAGGGGGCTAATAAGCCCTCTTTTTTATTATTAAGAGAAAAGCGCCATGAAGATTATCTATACACGCATTGCAGCAGCGGCTGCATTAGAGACAGGCATTATTGCTAACCCTGACTATTATGAAAACCCAAATTTGAAAGCAAAAGAGGTAATTATTTACGGTAATTATCCAAAGATTCAAAAGGATTATGAATCTTTGGAAGTTCCAGTTGAAGTTCGTAAGTTGGAAGTGCCACAAAAAACGACTTTGGCCACAGTAAATGTCGCAGTGGGAATTACCCCTGAACTTCAAGCTGTGATGGATGATGCAAAAGCTGAATGTGAAAAGGTAGTTGAAGAAAACACTCAGCTTAAGCAGAAAATTGCCATCTTAGAGCAGGCCGGTGGTAACCAGTCAGAGTTGTTATCTGAAAATTCACGATTAAAAGATGCAGCAGTCTTAGCAGATAAAGCTCTCAAAGATGCTGAAGCTCAAGTGGTCGGTATAAAAACTGAATTTGAAGCTTTTAAAAATGATATTCCTGCAATGCAGGCACGTATTGCTGAATTGGAAGCTGGAAAAGCGGCAGAAAACCCAGCTACAGAAACGGCAGCTAATGATTTTGAAAACTGGTCAAATGATCAATTAAAAGAGTATTTGGCTAGTAAAAACATTGGTTACAAGCCGTCTGCAACAAAAGCAGAACTTCTTAAATTAATCCCGAAGGAATAATGCAATGAGCTTTATTACTGTAGATGACGCAAATTCAATTTTGGGCAGCGATTTTGCACCAGACAGTGATAAGGCTCGTCTGGTGAAGCTGGCAAATGTGTGGATGAAAAACAGAATTGGTTTTGTACCAGATCCAATTGATCCACTTCTTAAGGACGCGGCTTGTGAAATTATCAAAGGAATTCTGGCCAAAGTAATTTATAACGGCAAAGAGCAGCAGTTGAAGCGTAAGAAAGTTAAGGCTGATTCTGTTGAGTCAGAAAAAGAATTTCAAGACGGATCTGAAGCAATCTCTAGCTTTGAACAGATAGCAATTGATTTTATTGATTCACTTGATTTGAAAGATCCAAATGCAAGTTTTAATGGCTTTGGCATACCACTTTACAGGGCATGATATGGGCTTACGTGACGAAATTCAGGCAGACATTGCTGAAGCATTTAATGATGATTTAGCAGATGCCATTCATACCTTTACATGTGAGCGGATCTCTAAAACGAATTGGGATCCTAAAACTGAAACTTATGTTGAAGTTAAAGAAAACTATTCTGGCCGTGGCGTTCTGTTTGGCTCATACAGTCAATATGAGATCCAAACACTTGGAGTACTGGCCACGGATAAAAAGGCTACAGTGCTGCAGAATGAAGTTACCAAAGAGCCAAAGATTGATGATG